TTTAATTAAATCGTATCGTTCTCCTACTGTATAAATTCCTGTGTAAAAGTCAATGTCGATTTGTTCTAGTGTTTCTATTAGTTCTTTCATTGTGTTTATTTTAAAGGGAGGTTTTACCCTCCCGTTTGTTTTTATTAATTCATATAAGGATAAACCTTTTCAACTTTAGGAGTGTACTCATTAGCAAAACCTTTAGTAATATTGCCTTTAGTGTTTATTTCAACATCTACAAAAGTTGTAGTAGTTACAACATCAGTCAAGTCCCTTACGTTAAATATGTTTAAAGTTACATGCCCTTTTCTTAGGTTGTGAACAGATACAGTTTGATTACCATTTAATCTTTGAACTTTTTTAGTTATTCTTTCGATTGTATTTTCTTGTAATGTTGTCATAATATTTAGTTTTTAATGTAGCGGTTATTTCCTAACTACCCTACAAATATACAATACATTTTTAGTTTATCAACTATATAATAACAAATTTTAACAAAATTTTAACAGTTTTATTTTATTGATCATTTGATTTTTATTACAATTATAATTTTGTATATTTGTTTTATGAAAATATACGCATATAAAGTATTTAAGAAAGGAGTTTGGTATACTTACTCTGAAGAATATGAAAATATTAAAGACTGCTTACTGTGGTATTTAAGAAACGGAAGATTCTTAGAAAATTTATCTAACAGAAAATTAGTATTATTTAAAGGTAGTAAAAAAATAAAATAAAATGGCACATCCTACAAGAATATTTAACGAACCCGAAGAGCTTAAACAAGCATGGCTAAAATTTAAAGAGAATGCTAAAGAACAAGCTAAAGAATGGATTGAAACCCAGTACGTCGGTAAAGATGGAGATATTAGACTAACACCAAAAAAAATACCTTTAACATTCGAAGGATTTAAACGTTTTGCTAGGGATCGATACGGTTGTATTGAACAATATTTTACAAACCAGGATGATTTATATTCTGAGTTTATTGGTGTCTGTCGCGCGATTAAAGAAGAAATCAGAGAAAACCAAATAATTGGCGGAATGCTAGGATTCTTTAACCCGTCGATTACACAACGTTTGAATAGTTTAGTTGACAAACAACAAACAGAAGTTAAAGGAGGTTTAAACATTCCTAATTTACCGGATATTGCTGACAGAAAATAAGTATAAATATACAGGGGCTTATTATAAGATTTTAGATTTAATAAAGTCAAATCCTAAAGAAAACGTTTTTGTTATTCGAGGTGGCCAAGGTGCATCCAAAACTGTTAGTATAATACAGTTGTTGATTCAGTCTTTATGTTCTCAAACTAAAGAAGCTACAATATTATCCTCTGAGCTGTCTAAGATGAAAAGAACAGTAATAAGAGACTATAAAAAGATATGTAAAGACTGGGGCGTTTTAGAAAATGAACATGATTTTAATAAGTCAGAAAGCAAGCATGAGTATTTTAATGGATCCTATCTAGATTTTTTGGGGGCTGATGTTAACGACGTTGGTAAAGGATTCAGAAGAGATATTTTGTATATAAATGAGGCGGATAAAATGGACGTTGATACAGCTGTACAATTTATTTCTAGGGCTTCATTAACTATTATTGACTACAATCCGGACAGTTTATTTTGGGGTGATGACTTTATAAATGAGAATAATTTTATTACTCTAACATTCCAGGATAATGAATACCTGGCAGAAAGTGAAGTTAAATCAATCCTAGACTATAAAGCTAAAGGCTTTTTCAATACTGATTTACCTACTGAATCATTGTTTAGTGATGGTAACATTAAAAATAAGTACTGGTCCAATAAATGGCGAGTTTACGGCTTAGGTTTAGTAGGAAACTTAGACGGTGTTATATTTGATAATTGGAGTACTATTGACGAGGTTCCAGGTGAAGCTCGTTTAATTGGTATTGGTTTAGATTTCGGTTACACGAATGATCCAACGGCAGCGGTTGAAGTTTACAAATACAACGGTAAAAGAATACTAAATGAAATTGTTTATAGAACAGGAATGTTAAATAGTGATATTGCAAAGGTGTTACCTAAAAATACTTTTGTTTATGCTGATTCAGCAGAACCTAAATCAATTGAAGAAATAAGAAGGGCGGGAATAAATATCATGCCGGTAACAAAAGGAGCTGACAGTATTATATACGGTATTCAAACAATGCAAACACAGGAGTATTTAATTACATCTAAATCTAAAAATATTATAAACGAATTTCAAAAGTATATTTGGCAAAAAGATAAAAGAGGGGATACACAAAATAAACCAATAGATAAATACAATCATGCTATCGATGCTATCAGATACCATGAAATGATGGATATAGGTGTAAAAAATAAAGTCTTTTTCTTTTAATGCATTTAAATAGATTTTTTTTATTACTTTTGACTATTAAATAACTTTCATCTATAATGGGTTTACTTTCAAATATATTCAAAAGAAACAATACTAATATAAATAAATTTAATGAGGCTTTTTTTAAGTTTATCGGCTCCGGCGGATCTTCTTACGATTTAAACGCTCAAACATACATTGAAAAAGGTTTTAATATTAATCCTTTAGTTTATTCAGTAATCGCTCAGATGGCGACTAAAACATCATCTGTTCCTTATACAATAAAAGAAGTAGAAGATAAAAACCAAAAGCAGAAGTTAAGCAATTTATTAAAGGCTACTAAACATAATTTAACACCTCAACAAGAGGTTAAGAAACTAATACTAGAAAGTAAAGCTTATAAAAGTAATAGTTTTAACATGCCTTTAGAAGTTCCGAATCCAATGCAAACCTGGAACGAGTTTTTAGAGTTATATAAAACACTAATAAAGCTAACAGGAAACGTTTATATTTATAAGTTAATGCCTAAGGAGGGTATGAATGCTGGAACGCCAATTGCGTTATATTTATTGCCATCGCATTCAATGGAAATAATATTGAAGAAAAACGCCGACATGATGAGCGTTGAATCTCCTGTATTTGGTTATAAGTTAATAGAAGGTAATATAGGGATAACCTTTAAGGCTGATGAAATAACACATATAAAATACCCTAATCCTAACTTTGATTTAAACGGATCACATTTATACGGATTCTCACCAATTAGAGCAGTATTAAAAAACATTGAAAGTTCTAACCTTGCTTTAGATTTAAACATAAAAACCATGAAAAATGGGGGCGCATTTGGTTTAATACATTCTAAAGGGCAAACACCATTAACATACGAACAAGCAACCGGATTAAAGGATAGATTGAAGGAAATGGATGCTGACCCGGACAAACTTGGTAAGATTGCTGGAGTATCTGCAGAAATAGGTTTCACAAGGTTATCACTTACGACTGATGAATTAAAGTTATTTGATTACTTAAACTTTGACCAAAAGCAAATATGTAATGCTTTAGGCTGGAGTGATAAATTATTAAATAATGATTCCGGGGCTAAATATGACAATGTTAAACAATTCAGAAAACAAGTTGTAATAGATAATATAATACCGGATTTAGAGCTGTTAGCTTCTGCTTTTAATACTGATATATTACCATTATTTAAAAACTATAAAGGAACTTGTTTATCTTTTGAATATAGTGAATTACCGGAAATGCAAGAGGACATGACAGAAATGGTTGCCTGGGTTAAGCCATCAATTGAAACAGGTTTAATTAGTAGAAATGAAGGTCGGGTATTTATGAAATTGCCTAAATCTGAAGATAGTTCAATGAACGAAATTACAGTAAATGCTGATATATTAACATTGGACCAGGCTTTAGACGATTTTCCAAATGTTGACGGTTCGCCTATATGATTAGACAATACAGAAAACAATGGTTGAGGTGGCACAGTAGTTATGAACGTACAGCGAGAATAATATTTCAACGTACTTTTAAAGAGATTGCCAAAGATATACCATTCGAGCGCATGAGTGCTGGAACTTATAAAGCGTATTTACAGACGCATGTTTCTAAGGAAAAGATATTCGAGGCTTACGTTAAAGTATATTCTGAAATTGGTATTAAACACGGTAAACGAGTTGGTGTACAAATTAACAAACAGATAAACGAAAAGAATTTTACTATTGATGTTTTTTTAAATGAGTTTCAAAGAACTCTAATAAATTTCCTAGCAACTAACGAAGGTAGCAGAATTACAACAGTTAGACAGTCTTATATTCAATATCTTACTCAGATAATGACTAAGGGAATAGAAGAAGGTAAAACCATGTCAATGATTTCAACTGACATGACTAAATTAGTAAAGAGTAGAAACTTTTACAGATGGCAAGCGTTAAGGATTGCACGCACAGAAACGACAGCGGCATCAAACTACGCTGCCACTGTATCCTCTTCAGTTAGTGGTGTTCTTATGGATAAAGTTTGGGTTTCAGCTTTAGATGCTAGGACTAGAAGGGAGCCGGAAAGTCATTTTGACCATTACCACATGAACCAGGTGAAAGTTCCTTTAGACAAACCATTTGAAGTAAGTGGAGAAAAATTAATGTTCCCAGGAGATCCAAAAGGAAGTGCTGGGAATGTTATTAATTGTAGGTGTTCGGTCGCTCAAGTTGTTAGACGAGATGCAAACGGTAATATAATGAGGGTTTCGGATGTTCCGAAAATACCAAATACAGTATTAAATACAACAATAAGAAACAACGATTTAGGGAATAATAAGTTTACACCAGCCAAAACAATAGAAGAGGCTGAAAATAGAATGTTAAAATTTGCGCCAAAAGTTGATTTTAAAGGTTTAAAATTATCAGAACAAAATGAAATATTGCAAGGTGTTGAAGAGGTTTTGGGTAAATATAATGTAAAATTAAGTCAATATTTAGGTTTTCAAGTTAAAAGAAGGCGTTCTTTTGGAGTTGCTGCTAGGGATTTTGATAATAATCCGCTTTATATAAGAATACAGAAAACATTTTCAAAAAATTCACTAAAAGAACAAAGGCTAACTAACGTAAATTTTAATGAAAGCAGAAACGAAAGGATCAGAAGATTTGAACAAATTTTAGCAGAAGGAACAAGACCGCAACAGTTACTTGATAAAACAAGATTAAATTTAGAGGCTCTAAAAAATACTAAAAGATGGGGAGTTTATCAAGATGGAACTAAACCACTTTACAAAGTAGTAGTGCATGAATCATTTCATACTGTCGATTATAAATACGGATTAAGAAATATATTTGAAAAAGAACTAAAAAAACAAAATATAAACAGAAATGATTGGTATAAAGTATCTGAATACGGAGGTTCAACAATTGGTGAATTATGGGCTGAAACTGCGACGGCTATTCATACAAATACAAAAATACCAAATGAATTTGTAAGAGCTTTTAACGAAACAATAAAAACAATACCAGGATTATGATAGTAACAACTTGCATGAATTGTAAAAACCACTTAATAGGCAAAAAATGCAATGCCTTTAAAGATATACCAAATGAAATTTGGGAGGGCGAAAACGACCACAGCAAACCATTACCGGAACAAGATAATGACATAGTATTTGAAAAAATATAATAAGGGTTTAATTACTAATCGTTTATTATCCATTTATCTGAATAACTTACGTAATAAGTTGTATAGATATTATCTAAATCTGTTAAATCTTCATTTCTAATAGGTAGAACGTAAGTTTTTGATTGGTCTAAATCCGGATGTTTTGATAAAAAGTTTATCAATAGAAGTTTCTTAAATTTGTTTTTTTTCATACTTGCTAAATTACGAATAATAAATATAATAAACTAGTACTATAAAAAAAAACTATAATAAATAATATTTAAATAAATTTAATTTATATTTGTACAATTATGAGCAAACCAATATTACAAAAAGAGTTCGGCGGATTAATTAAAGACGTCGATACTAAAAAAAGAATTGTTACAGGGTATTTGTCAGCTTTTGGCAATAAAGACTTTGATAATGATATAATATCAAAAGGCGCATTTACTAAAACATTAACAGAACGAAAAGACAATATCTTCTTTTTAAATCAGCACAACTGGAAGCAACCACATGGTAAATTCTCAATGTTGAAAGAGGACAATTTTGGTTTATACTTTGAATCTGAGCCATTAATCGATACGTCATACAGTTCAGATGCTTTAAAACTATATGAAGCTGGTATTGTTAAGGAGCATTCTATTGGATTTCAAGTAATGAAATCAGAAAAAGGAAACGAGCCAAATACAAACCTATTGACAGAGTTAAAATTGTACGAGGGTTCAAATGTTACTTTAGGTGCAAATAATAACACACCTTTTACAGGGTTTAAATCACTTACGATAAAAGAAGTAAACGATCATTATAAATTAATCTTAAAAGCATTCAGAAACGGGACTTTTACAGATGAAACGTTTGGATTGTTAGAAATAGCATTGAAACAGTTACAAGTTCAAAGCTATGAATTAGGAAAAAAATCACTTGAGACTAAAGCAGCCGATTCTGTCACTGACTTAATAGTTGAAGAGCCGATAATAATTGATAATAGTAAAGAAGTAATTAACGAATTTTTAAAATCCTTATAAATGGAATTAAAAGAACAATTAGAGGCGTTAACCTTGAAATTAGAAGGTAAGTCTCATGAAGAAGTAAAGAGTGCTATTGAAGCATTCGAAGTAAAGAATAACGAGGTTATTAATAACCAAATAAAAGAAGTAAAAGAATCTTTTGAAGCACAACTAAAAGAAATGCAAAATCATGCAGATAAATTAGATGTTAAACTTCAAGAAAAAGCACAAAAAGAAATGGTAAAAGGAGACGCAATAAAAAGCGCAATCAACGAAAACTTTGATTCAATCAAAGCAGTAAGAAAAGGACAAGCAGTACAAGTTAAAGCTGTTGGAGACATGACATTAGGAGCGTCTTTAACTGGAGACCAGCCAAGAGATTATAACTATGACGTTGT